GCAGGCGGCGTAAGTACAAGCCGCTATAACAAGACAAATCCACCAGAGGTTATTCGTGGCATGCTGCAAGAATTTGGATATGACAGCATGTCTATTTTCCATTCTCGCACGTACCGTGCTTCGGATGGTCGTATGGTAGACGCCGGTTCTCATGGCTTGGTGGCATTCGACGCCGACCAAGTAAGGCATATAGAGGCAGCTACATTCTCAGATCGTGACGCGAGAATTTATTACAGCGACTTTGAAGGTGCTGCGAACGATGTCTTACGTCGTGATATGAACAACACGATTGTTAATGATGGAAGAAACGCCGGTAGTTTGCCGGACGATCTGGAAGCAGAGGGGATGCCTCCGGCAGAGGCAGAGATGCTTGATAGATGGAAGCGCAAGCGCGGTCCCTTCACAGAAGGTAATGTCGAACAAGTGCGTCTTCTGAGCAACCTACACTTGCGTAATAATTCAGAGCGCATGGATCGGGACGGATTCCATTGGGCAGCTGATTGGTTTGGTGGATTTTTCCCGCAGCACCATAGACGTTTCGCCAGTATATATTTCAAGCTAAAGGATCAATTGCAGGAATTGCCTGACGCCAAAAATGCTGCCCAAAGATGGGGGTCTAAGGTAGGGGAGATTGGGACATTAGGCCGCTTTGGTAGATCTGCCGCGGGCCGGGCTGTTGGTAAGATTGTGGGTCAACCCGAAAGCTGGGGAAGAATTGTAAGGGCGCTTAGACGTGGAAACGATAGCAGGCAATTCAAGTCTCTCACAACAAAGGAAAGAGATGTCGCAGAATCTATTCAGGCTGCGTTTATTAACGAACGCAAGGCTCTTGTTGCCGCTGGGCAATGGATGGGCGACAGAGGAGATAAGTATTTCCCACAAATTTGGAGAGGAGAGGCTATCAAGGCAAACACCCCTGAATTTATAGACGCATTAGTCCGCTATTTCACAATAGAGAGGCTGGCCAAGGGGATTGAAGTAGATGAGTCCAGTCGAGAGGGGCTTGAAGCCAGCGCCCGTGCGGTGGCAAACAGACTTCAGGAAGACACCAGTGACGGCATCATATTCCCAGAGCATGCCAAGACGTCATCTGCCGCTGAGAACATAGATTTCAGTAGAATTATACACTTAGACAAACACCCTTCGGCTCTCAAAGACTTGGAGCCATTCCTTGAGGGTGACATAGATTTTATCCTTACCAAATATTTTGAAGCGTCTACGCGTAGATATTTAATGGTAGACAAATTCGGAATGAATACTCATGGCCTAAATGATTACCAATCAGTTATGTCAGGCGGGAAAGAGGCAATACACAGGCTACTAACTGCTAATAAAGTATTCAGGAAAACAGCGTCGACAGGGGAACGAATAACTTTTGACCAAGACACTGGTGACTACATTGGAGAGAGCGGTCATTCTCCAGTAATGATGACACTTACTACTCAGATGCCATTCTCCGATGGACGTCTTTCCCCGGATCAACAAAAGGCATGGGTCGATGATATCATTGATACTCATTTAAGAGAGGGCCGACCGGGTGCAGAATTCTTATTAAGAGAACTTGGTGAAAAAACTCTGATCCCATCTAGTGGTGGCAAACTACCCAAGCCATATGAAGTTCGGATGGAAGCAATCTTAGGCGCCTTGGACGATTCCAAGACTCCTGAGGGACATCTCTTCAAAAGAATCAACAGCACTCATTATGATCACCTTGATAATATGATGTCGGTTTACAACAAAAAACCAGTGCTTGGGGCGCTAGGCAAGCCCGGATTGCAGGCTTCGAGAGCCATTAGACAATTTAATAATATTACATTGCTGTCATACACGATGTTTACGTCTATGGGGGATGTTATTCTTCCTGTTATTAGATCTGGAAGCATGGGGTCTGCCTTAAAAGCATGGAGAAGATACGCCACTGATTCAGACTACAGAACCATGTTCCGAAATACTGGCACAGCCATTGAGAATATAGTCCATGAACGAATGGTCTACGGATATGGGGCAACAGACGGTAAATTAAGCACCGCCTTTCACAACGCCACCCTGCTTACACCTTGGACAGATTTTATGTCGAAGGTATCCGCCGCTATTGGTTACGAATCATTTAAAGCACAGCAAAGAATAGCCAACGCGCAGTACAGGCCGGGTCTTCCAGACTCAAAGCAATCAAGAAAATATAAAGTAGCAAGGAGATTTCTACGGGTCTATGGGTTGGAGGAATACTTACCCTCTGGCCCTAAGGCGCACATTTCACTTGATGGCCTAGAGTCAGGCTTAATAGCGGCGACGACAGATGCTAGTTTGCCTGATGGTGGCGCCCACCATAAATTGTTTGCCGAGGCCATGATAAAGTTTTCCAAGGAGGCGACATTTGTGCCGAACGCAAATGATGTTCCTCATTGGGCACAGACTCCTACTATGGCACTGGTAGCCCAGTTAAAAACATTCCCGTTGATGATGGGAAGATTAGTCAATGAAGTTCTGGTAAACGACACAAAACTTTTTGGGCATGACATGGGTTGGTGGAAATTGAAGGACCCTGATCGTGTGCGAGGGGTAGGCAACCCTGCCAGAGTAGGACTTCTGTTTACATTAGGCCCAGCCGGTGGCCTAGCGGCAAACACCGCTAAAGATTTTATCCAATTCCGGGGAGGCGAAGACAACAGAAGCGCCGAAACCAGAGCGCACAGGATTAGCGAGACTATGGCTGGGCGAGGTGCCGAGGCTTTCATGTCGGCTTTTGGTTATAATCCTAAATACCACGGTACGGATGTAGACAAGTATATTGGTCATTATCTAATGGGATTCGCGTTACTGGGTGGATTTGGGTTGTTCGGAGACATGATACATTCAAGTGTTGAAAGTGCAGACGACGGCGCTTATGGCACATTAAGAATGTTGGGAGCATTAGGTGGGCCTTCCGTTGGTTTGCTAGGATCAGCGTGGAACACAGGCGCTGGCCTGCTGGACTTAGGTATAGAAGGAACAGAAGGGCCACCCGGCAAACGACGACAGGCGCTAAGAGAGGTAGCAAGCCGTGTCCCATTTGTTGGCCAAAATAGATTTACGCGTGAGAATATGGTAGACGCAGTGCTTCCTCCAGCAAAGGAAAAATCTAGTAGCAGTGGCAAATGGAAATTAAACAGAGGTACTCTTCGATAATCTGGGCAAGACCAAATTTCAGATGGTCCGAATTAAGATGCAAAGGATGTGATGGAACATGCTCGTTCTCAGCCAAGGGACAACCAATAGCCCACATTGCGAATGCCGCGCTAGACAAGCTGCAAGATCTGCGTCTAAGAATAAGAAAGCCGGTGACGGTGTTGTCGGCAGCGCGGTGTCCGCTGCACAATGCTCGTGTCGGGGGCGCGCCCTTCAGTCAGCATCGCTCAACAGACGTCCGGGCGTCGACAGCCTTCGATGTGATTGCGGACACGCCCCTAAAGGCTATTGTAGAGGCAGCTGAAGACGTGGGATTCGGTGGGATAGGCACGTACAGTACGTTTATCCATATAGATGACAGAGGCACAATAGCGAGGTGGTGATGGAGTTTCTACTCTCCGCGTTCTTCGGGGGCGCAACTGGGCTGTTCGGGTCTATCGTAGGTAAGGTATTCGGGTGGCTGGAAACCAGAGAAAAACGAAAGAATATGGCTCTGGAATTCACGCATGAATTGGCCATACTTGAGGCCCAAGGTCGCATACACGCAGACGAACTTGAGGCAGAGAGCGTGATAGTCCAGAACAAAGTGGCTGGGGCTGTTCGTAAAGAGTCCTATAGACACGACATATCGTCTGGGACTACCTATATGTGGGTGTCTTCGGTGCTTCGTCTCGTGCGCCCAACCCTGACCGTCATGTTGATTGGGCTTACGGCCTCAATCGTCTGGACATGGGAAAGTACAATGGTTATTGAGATCGCAAATCAGTGTGTTTACTTGACTGGTATGTCGATAGCTTGGTGGTTTGGGGATCGGGCGCCTCAGGAGAAGAAGTGATTTCTCCGCCGAGGGCGCCATACCCAATGATATCAGTCCACCCATCCTGACTGTCGTTTTTCTCTACTAGCCTTGCTATCTTCACTCCTGTCATACAGAGGATAACTTGTGCTGGACTAACTTTGCAGCCTAAAATTACCGACCATATTTTGGCTATACGCTCGTGATTTTCCAAGACGTCGCCATAATCTTCTGCCCGTGGGCCATTGATTAGTTTGGAGGCTTTGTCTAGGAAATCATTTCTATGCATAATCTAATTCCGCTCTAATAGTATTAATCTCATATTCATGGGTTACTACATCAGTGCGAGCGACACTAAGTTTCTCACGTAAATGTCTACGTTTGTCTATCGCCCTAACCAACTCACCATTGTCGCCGTGTATCTCTTCCATATGCTCATTGATACTTGCCATCTCGTTTTCGATCTTGATGACCTTAGACTTGGCTACAAATAGTCTTGTAATCTCAGACTTGAGATCCTCTAAATGGCTGTTCATAGTGGCAACGGCCTATATAAATCATAGTCTTTACAAGCCTTTGTAGCCTCTTTTTGATGCTCATTGCAAAACCAAATTCCATTTTCTTTTGGCTGTGCGTGTTGGCATGTCTCACAACTTACTGGTACGGGGTCATCATCCCAACAAACTCCCCTCTTAAAACAGCCCTTACATCTCCAGTCTGTTTTGTCGTGTGATATTTTTGTCGCTTCGTTAGCAAAGATTACCTCAATCCGTGCCATCAAATTGGCATACTCAAGTTCATCAAAGGTAAGCACTTCAATCCAGTATGAAGAGTCATTCTTGTTGTAGGCAATGAATAAAGTTTTCCCAAGCCCAGACATCCCCATCATCATTTGACACTGGGCAAAATACCTTGGGTGAGATTTCCGTACGCCATATTTCTTATACTTTTTCCAAGACGCGTCGTTCATAGACTTAACTTCTAAGACAGATATCTCTGAGTATTGAGTCTTTGTATTCTGTATCTCGACGTGCCCATCTAGGTGGGCATTAACATGCCCACCAAATAAGTTATAAGCGTGTTGTCTGCCAGTTAGGCCATCCTTTTCCCATACCCTGATGTCACCCTTTTCCTTCATATCTTTTATAACTACGTCTTCTAAGATATGACCTAGCTTAAAAATCCTTTTAAGTCGGGCGTCAGGGGAAGTCTCTGGGAACCCCCTAAGAGAGAAAGAAAGAAGGGCATCGCATGGATGCCCTATATTACTAGCACCTATATAGTTCCGGGCCTTTTGAGGCGGCTCAGAGTCGTAGCCGTCGTCTATAGCCTGTGTAATTTCAAGGCAGTTGTTTGGGTCTAGGAGTTGATTAAGGTCCTTAAATGAAAATTCCTCAGAATGGGATTTCGTCATCTAGTTTCTCCGCCTTTTTCTGGGGGGCAACTTCACCCACAGGCAACCAACGCTTAACTTCCGTATTCTTGCGAGCATTGCCATCACGGTCTTTCCATTCTTTGCCCATGCCAACTGTGATGCGGCATGTTAAACCATTAATAGTTTCAACATCCCCCGGCTTATCTGGATTAGGGTGCGCTGCGGCGGCAAGGAACGTCTTGAGTTGGCGATGCCCAATAGTTTGTGCCTGTTCGGATGTGTGGACAAGGTTGAAAAAGGTTCTTATATCCCCTGCTCCATCACTATCCACGAACTCTACTACCAGTCTTTTGTTGTTGGTTTCGCCTATCGACTCAACTCTAGCGTTTTCTGCGACAGCTACATATTCACCGGGGGCCAGTCTTAATGACCCAGCTTGCTCGACATTGCTTAAATCGAGAGATTGAAAACCTTCCCACTTCATTTTAATTTTCCTTTTTCGTTTTGGTCATAGCGGAATATTCGTCGTCGTCCATTTCCATGCGTACGAAAAGTTCTGTTATGTCGTAACACTCTTCGAATGGATCGAGACGGTGTCTAGGATCGCGTGTTTTACCGTGCCATCCATGTACTTCATCAGTAACAATATACCTTTTAACTTTCGGCTTACCAGTATCATCGACATCAGTTGACCTGACCCCGCATAATACATGGTCAAAGAGAGCCGGTATCTTCTTGCCTACAGCCTGCCCTGCTACCATTGGCCAATACTGAGTGA